AGACATAACTTCCTGTTGTGCCTGATTTTCTGCAAGCATTCCAATATGCTCTTGAATATGCCCCTGTAGCACAACAAGAGCCTGTGGATTCAACTGCATCGCGGGTGTGGACATAATCGCCATGTGTGTTTCAATGTGCGCCTCATGATCTTGATCAGGAAACGCCTGCAAAGGAGCGCCCATAAGAGCGTTTTGGTTCTCCTTTGATGGATTCATTGGCTGAGGCTGTGGAGGAGGCGGCAATATCGCATCAATGTTTGTTACGCCTAGCGCCTCATACATCTTACGATAAGCAGCATACAGCCCCTGTGGGCCACCATGTATCTGTGGATTAGACTGAACTAACTGTAGCTCAGTTTGCGCCAAAGCAATTCGCTGCGACATCGAAAAGATGTTTGGATCAGAAACTGGCAAAACATCAATCTGAGGCCCAAAGTCCTGCACAAAAATCTCAGGACCCATCTGCATATCTGCTTGATATGGATATGCCTGCACCGTTTCTGCAAAAATCTGAGCCAGAAGTTTGAACTCAATCTTTTGTGAGTAATGAAGACGCTTGTGAATCGCGGACATAACCTTTGTCCCGCGCTCCATAATCGCCATCGTTGTGCCAACGGGCGTTTCACCGCCCATCTCACCAACCTTCAAGTCAGCCATAGACGCAAAGCGGCGTCCTGCGTCTACGAGAGTGCCTAAAAGGTTATAAAGCGTCCCTGAAGGCTCTTTGAAGGGGAGGGGCATCAGAGAGCCTTGCAGGGTGCCTCCAACCACATCGACATCGCGGAACTCACCCGGTTGTAGAGGAGCATCTTCATCACGAATACGAGCGCCACGGGCTTTAAAACCCGCAGGCAAGTTGGAGAGCGTACCTGCATCAATTAGCTGACGCAGAATGGACGTAGAGGCTTGCGCCAAACCACCAATCATATGCGTCAAGCCAAGGCCATAGAACCCCAGACCGGGCAGAAATTTATAATGTACGAAATATTGTTTCGCACTCTTAATCGGATCAGCCTCAGTGTAATTGCGGCGAATAGACAAAACATCGCCTGAATCCGCAATAATCGTCACAATATAAGGCAACTTCAAGCCAGTTGGCTGACCATCGACCCCCATATCCTCAAAGCCCTGAATATCAAGGCTCGTATGAACTTCATAAAGTGTTAACTCTTCAGATGGTCCGCTAGGATGAACGCCTTGAATATCATCAATTGATTCTTCAACCTCATCAGCTTCGTATGAACTGCCCTCAGAAGAAGTTGGCAGATCAATATCACGATAAAAGCCAACAAGCTGCATCTTGCGGATTTCATTGGAATCCATTGAAATTCGATGCGTAATGCGCGGAGAAGACACCAAATCAGTTGCACCATATGGCACAATCAAGTCTTCAGCGTGTATAAACTTGCTAACAGCACGTTGCTTTAGCGGATCAAAGTAAACCTTCTTAAACGTAGAACCAATGACAGGAAGATAAAACAGCATCTGATCCAACTCTGGATCGTACTCTTCCATCTTGTAGGTAATCATGTAGTTCATGTAGTCTTTGACGCGCTCAGACTGCTTTACAAGCATTTCATTTTGCGCACCAATAACAGATGTACGAACAGGTCCAGTTGCAGGCAACAACTCACGATACGCTTGCGCTTGGAACTGTGTGACAGACTCAGCCAATAATGGATGAATAACGCCAGAAGACCCTTCAAACGGCTCTGTGCGCTCTTCAGTCTTCATCCCTAAAAACTCAAGGCCAGTTTTGTATGTATCTTCCCAGTCTTCACGAGAGGACAAGTCATCCTCAATCGAACCAACCAAATCAGATGAAATCAAACCCAACTCGGCTTCGTCAATAACTTCAGCCAAGTTTCCATCAAACGGAACGCTAACAGGAGCCTCCATAGGCTCTTCATACTCACCCACAACGGCGCTACCGTCATCAAACTCAGTAATTCCGGGCTGTGCAGCCAAATCAATCACATTCTCAAATGTTGGCCCCTGTGGAACCATTGGTTCTTCGGGCAATCCACCCGCACCTAGACCGCGTTCTATAGCCATTAGAAAATGTCCTTCTCGTTGCCTTCAAGTGGCTCCAGTTCGTCAATGTCATCAAAGTCAGTCATAGGACCGCCTTTTTCCCAAGCATTGCAAACATTCTCAGCCATGCAGGTGAAATCCAGTTTAGTACAATACCCAACCTCGTCACCCTCATCCATTCCAATGCCATTCTCAATGCAATCAAGCATCTTGGAGCGAATGTTGTAATATTCACAGGTTCCGCAGATTTCTTTCTTTTTTTCCCAATTCTTCACAGAATGACCGTAAGCATATTCCTGTATGGCATACTCACGGTTTTTGTCGTTTAAATCTGCATCCTGAGTCGAAAGAGGACAAACAAACTCCTCTTCCGCCTCATACATATCGTCATCAACAACTTGGTTGATACCAGACCTAAGCTCATCCATGTCAATGTTGATAACGATTTTTGCCATCACTTTACTCCAGAAAAATTGGTGCCAGAAATGGCTGCACCACCGCCACGGCAAACACCACCCCCATGCTCATAGCCGCGAACCTTGCCGCCTTTTTTCATTTTGCGAGGCTTCTCGTATTTTTGACGGACTGATTCTTCAACTTGATCTATAAAGGTTCTAGCCTTCATACTACCAGATTCTTTAGGAGTCATTTCTCCGGCACGCATGCGTTCATTCATATTTTTTTCAATCAGTTTCTGCAACTCTGTGTCACCAGCGTAAGTTTCTCGAAACTCTTTTGCATAGTCGTCAGACATATAGATTTGTCCACCTGACTTGGTGGGGCGCATATTTACCTTTTTACGTTTAGCCATTAGTAATATTCCCTTTTTCGACGCGCAAACGCCAGTTCATCTTCATCGTCATAGTCGCTCGGAGTGGTGATAAAACCACCTTGCCTAAAACGCAGTATAGCCTGAGTCATCGAATCCGCCAAGTCATCATGTTCACCATTTGGAAATGCAGCGCATTCTTCCATAACTTCATCAGCAAAATTCGTGTCAGGACACCACACCATACCACTCTCAAATACAGGCGCACACGCATGCATCCGCGTAAACTTGTCCGCGCCACGGCTCGGCGTAAACGGCGTTACAGGAATACCCATCCTACGCAATTCCTGCGTCAACGGCATACCACTCGCCTTTTGCTCCACAAGAACCATGTCAGGCTCATACAATTCATACAAATCATGCGCCTGCTGCTTTAACTCTGGAAACTCCCAACGCCCCCTAACAGCATCAAGCAACACAATGTGATCCTCTCGCGTTTCATCGTAATGAAAAATACCCCAAGTCGTAATCGCACTATAGTCAGCCCTGTCACCCTTACTAAAGGCAGTATCATAACTTTGAATAATATAGCTGCACGTAGGCGGATCGTCCTTTTCCCAAATGTTCCACCACTCACGCTTAATAATCGCACCCTCTTCCGCAGTTGGGTTCTGCATATACTGCGCATTCCACTTAGCTACAGGAATAGACGCCTTAACGCTCTCAAGCTCGTTTAAGCTCCAGAACTCAGGCCAAAGCGGATCTCCAGACGGCATAATCGCAGGAAACTCAACAATATCCCACTGATCCGCACCCTTCTCACTCTGCTTTGCCAAAACCTTCGCAGTCAAATCCCTGATCGACCACCGTGTCATAACAATGATAATCGAACCACCGGGCTGTAAACGCTGCCTCGGACCAGAGGTGTACCACTCGTAAATGTTATCTAACGCAGTCGCACTTAGCGCGTCTTGTTCGGAGACAGGATCGTCGATAATCGCAAGGTCAGCGCCGCGCCCCGCGAGAGCGCCACCGACACCCACCGCATAATACTCGCCGCCACCGTTCGTACTCCATCGACCACTCGCTTTAGCGTCTGACGCAAGACTGACATTAGGGAAGACATCTCGAAACTCCTCGCTATCAATTAAGTTCTTAACCTTCCGACCAAAACCAACAGCCAACTCAGCCGTGTGAGTCGCCTGAATAATCTTCAAATCGGGCCTTCTACCCATCAACCAAGTGGGAAACAAATAACTCGCAAACTCTGACTTCGTATGGCGCGGAGGCATGTTCACAATCAATCGCTTGATCTTACCATCCGCAACGTCCTGTAGCTTCTGAGCATAAATCTTGTGGTGCCTGCCCTCAATAAACTGAGGCCAAACATGATTCACAAAACTCATAAAACTATCATGCTTCTCCGCACGTTTATCAAGCGTCTGCAAACGCTCCAGCATAGGAGCAACTTTGGCTAACTCCTCATCCGTAAGATACTTGGAAAAGTCATTTGTCAGGTCGTTCAATGTTTAATTCCTTGGCCTGCTTGTCCAAAAGATATTCTAATTGCGCCCCTCCAAAACTTTTAGAAAGCGAATCTTTTATTTCAAGAAATTTTTTTCTGTTCAAAAAATCTATGGTGTCTTGAATATCTAGCGGCGTTTCTCTCACTTGCATACTACCTTGTTCTATGTTCCTAAGTGGATTAAATGATCCTATGCCCATTAAAACATTGTTGTTTGTATTCGTAGGAAACATAATTTCTTCAAATTGGTTAGGATTAACCTCATGCCTACCAATTTCAAACCCTAATCGGTCTTTCATATTAAAAAGCATCTGACCTACACGCGCTTTTTCTTCTTCAGACTTGTACGGGTTTCTCTGCGAAGAATACCCTTCTCCAGTCTGACTTTTGTAATAATTTAAAAGACGCTCCGCATCACTAAATTCCGGTCTGGTTTCTCCAGTTGCAGCACGAGGCGCAGGAAGTCTATCAAGAAAAGTACCTAAACCCTGCATAACTGGCATTATCTGTCTTGGGTCATTAATGCTCTCTAAAAATTGTTGTCTAAAATTACCCGTATTTTCATCAATAATTTTGCCAACCTCTTGAACCTGTGGAAGACTTAAAAAATCATCCATTGACATTCTGCCAGCTAAAACATCTTGAACTCCACCGCGCAATTCTGGGCTTTGAAGTTGAGAAGAACCAGCATCTTCAGTAACCATTGCCAGTCGACTAAAAATATCGTTAGGATCACTTAAATGACCTCCTCCGTATGGGCCTTCATCTAAGGCAGGAGGATCAAAAAGTTCTACGAATTTTTCTTCTAACGTAGGCATTTTGTTATATTGATTTACGGAACCACTAAAATTTAAAACACTATTAACAGCATCCATCATAGGCTGACCGTATTTATAAATATTTTCAGCAGGATTCCTTTGACCCATAACATTACGAAGTTCGTTTAAAGCTAAGTGACGATACTCATGATCATCAATCAAACCACCAACAGCAGAACTCATAGGTTCAGACGTATATATCTGACCAGTTATCGGTAAAAATCTGGGACCACCAGTGCTCTCAAGTAAATCATTATCTAAAAATACTCTAGGATCACTGTCTCTCCTGCCATATGCAGTTAAAGGATCTAATGAGCCACCCCCCAACGCCTCAGAAACCTCATAAGCAGAAGGACCACTCGAAACACTAGGAGGACCGTAATCAGGAAAACTAACACTAGGACCATCACCCCCACCTAGCGCCTCAGAAATCTCATACGCAGAAGGACTAGATACACTCGGAGGCGCATAGTCAGGAAAACTCTTCTCCTCCTTTTCCCTCTCCTCCTTCTCTTTTTTCCTCTTAGCCCCGGGGTAACTGTCGTACATGCTTCCACGACCGCGCTCAAAGCCAACGCCGCCACCCTCGGCAAAACCCTGAACAAATCTGTCTATGTTGCTGTACATATTAACCCCGCAAAGAACCTAAAAACCTATCAATGTTCGGCGTTACAGGACCACCAACGTTAAACTGCTTCGGCGCACGAATCGTCATACCCTCAACAGGCTCCGAAGGAGGACGCGGTGGACGCGGCGTAGTAACAACAGGTCGCTCAACCTCCCCAAGACTAATCTTAGGCTCCTCCTCCGCAGCCACAATCGGAACACACTGACCAATAGTCGCATCAAACTCATAACCCGCAGGACAACCATCATCACTCTCACCGCCAACAAAAGGATCAGGGTACTCAGGAACATCAACACCAGATTTAATCAATTGACCATCATCAGTGCGAATATAACCACCCTCGTTCGATGGATAACCAACATACTCACCAGTCGCATTGTCAACCGCGCCAATCAACTCACCACTGCTATTATAAACAGCCCTGCCACTCCCACTAGATAACATATCCGCTATCTCCTGACGCTTCGCAGGATCACCAGACGCAAGACCACTAAATAAAGCAAAACTGCCCAAAATGTCGTTAATAACACCCTGTATGCCAGTCCTCGGCATACCAACTTTAGATGTCAAAACATCAAAACCCTCAACAGGCGTACCAGTCAAAACTCCAGCAACAACAGCATCAATCACGTTCTTGTTGCTCGGAATATCAATATCAGGAACAGATGCTGAAGTAACTACATCACCAACATCACCAACAACATCATCAGCAAGCGTAGCATTGTAAGGGTACATAGGATCTCCAGTCGCAAAACCAAGAGGATCTAACAGCGCCTGATCAACAGAAATATCAGGCAAACCCATGTCATCGTCACTTAATGGCGGCGAATAAATGTCATAATACTGCGTACCACCCGCATCTATTAGCCTATTAAAATCAACCGTCTGACCCGGACCAACGCCACCGGGAGAAACAATCTTCGTCGTAGAGCCAGTGGGAGCAAGTGGATCTGGAGCAGATAAATCAGCCACGCTAGACGC